CCCCGTCTTCGTAGGCGTGATGGCCGTCCATATCCAGCTCAGGGCGCCTCAACCATCCAAATGTGTAGTGCCACCCTGAACAAAGGAACTTGTCTTCCATTTGAAACCCTTTTTGCGCTCCACCCTGGCGATTGGTTTATGGTAACACAACGCCGCGTGTTCGCCACAGTACGACCCCTTCTCCTTCGGGGCGCCGCAGAAGATCGCCTTCGAGGGGTTGTCGTTCAGGATGTAGCGGCACGACATCGGCGTGAGCTGCATGAGGCCGACAGACCTCTTCAACTGGTCCTTCGTCGCGGTAACGATCGGCGGCGGCTCTGGCAGCGGCAGCCCTGCGGCCTTCGCCTCCCTGATGATACGCCTGTTCTTTACCTTGCGCGGAGGAGGCGCGACGACGTCGATCCTGATCGGCGCGCCCTTGACCTTTATTCCGTAGAGCTTCGCCCGGTGAATGCGGCCCATCACCGAGCTGCGGCTCAGGCCCAGAACGTCGCCGATCTGCGTGCCCGTCTTGCCGCTATTCCAAAGGATCAAAAGTTTTTGATAGTCCTTCGGCAGGTCTTCAAACTTCTTCCCCATCTTCGCACCTCATTTCTCAATCCACTCCCTGATCAGCCTGATGATCATCAGCATGATCAGGAAGCACCCGGCGAGGAGAACGATGGTGACGCCCGTAAGCGCCACCACCGCGAGAAAGAGCATGTAGTCGACTGCGCTCATCGGAGCGAGCCAGCCCATGCCGGCACATTCGAGGCCGCAGCCATGCGAATGTATTTCTGCCGATACTTCTCGGCATTGCGAGCCAGACGCCTGTTCCAGCCATGCCAGCCGCTCACATGACATGATGCGAGCTGGTGATACTGTACGGCGCCCGCCTTGATGCAGCGATCCATGTGCAGGATCCCCGCATTGATCTGCGCGATGCAGTCTCTATGCAGATCAGCAGCGGAGATGCCGAGAGCTTCTGCGCTCTTCGGCAAAACCTGAAGAGGACCAACGGCGCGACCATGGCGCGTCGCCGGGCCCTTCACATGGCAGCGGAAACCGCTCTCGAGCTTCGTGAGACGCAGCGCGCTATTGACGTGCGCCTCTCCCAGCATCTGCCGAGCGGCGTCTGCAACGGCCCGCGCGACTTCTTCTTGTGATGAGTTCTTTGGTGGACGCATCGCGCCCAGGCTCAGAGATCCTGCCCACGAAGGCGTATTGGGAGCCACAAGGCCCTTGCTCCAATACTCCCTGTCTTTCCTGAAGAAGTCTGCGGCGCTCTCTTCATTAGCGGTCAGTGGGTGAACCAGAGCCGAAAGGATTAGAGCTGAGGCCGTCGCGGCCGCCATTGCTTTCTTCATTCGCATTCTCCTGCTTCTTGGGAGCGAGCCGCTTTGCCATAGCGGCGATGTCGTCCTCTAGTGTGTCTTGGGGTGAAGTAGCGAAGGATGCCGCAAAGGCGTAGTAGTTGATGCCGTCGACGTAGTTGTCTTCGTTCGTGCGGTTCTCCTCCAACCGACCGAGTTTAACAGCGTGACAGATCATTGCAACATCGTAGGCCGTGACCACCTTACCGAGGATGAGACTGGCAATCTTCGCCTGTCTCTCAAGGGTCGCCTTCATGTCGCCGTATTTCTTGCCGCGCTCAGTCTTTAGAGACAGCGCGTGGTGCATGATCAAGTCGTAATCCATGTTGGTCTCCTTAGTTGGGTTACTTGCCATCCCACACCTTGACCTTCCCGACCGTCGCATAGGCCAATGCTATCGGCCCATGGTTCACATAAACGGGAGACCTTGGATATTCGGGATAGTATTCATCAACGATGATGTAGCCATCGTCTGCGAGTTGATCCATGAAGCTCTGCAAGCTCATCGCCGGATGCTCGCACACAATCCGATGCACAAGAGCCCCGTCCCTGACGGGCATATTCATGATGACCTCGAACTTCATTTCATCTCCGGTGATGTCGGGGCGCCCGTAGGCGCCCCTTCATAATCAGCCGAAGTCCTCATCGTCAGCGGGAGCGGCAGCCTTCGGCGCAGGCGGTGCTGCGCGTGTGGAGCCGGTCGCCGGCGGAGCTGACTTCGCCGCAGGTTGCGCGGGCGCAGGCGCGCTCACGCGAGGATTGGGGCCGAGATCCTTGGGGCGAGGAACCCATCCAGCGATGGAGAAAGTCGGACGATAGTTCGTCGATTTCTTAGCCCCGCTGCCGCTCTCAATCGCCACCGTATCGTCGAGTACGACAACGGGGAGTTTGCCGGGATTATTCTGCGCGCCAGAAACATACGCATCGTGCAGAGCGTCAATCCCACCAACAAAAGCGGCAGCAGTGCCCGCCAGTTCGCGGCAGTCGCCGCCAACTTCTCCGCCCAGTTTGATGCACATACGGATGCCCTGCTTGTGATTGTCACTGGGCTTCTCAGGCAAAGCACTGCCAAAGGGAACCATGTGGAAATCAGGCGCAGAACCCGGCACAAACTGGATCCAGCCGATCTCGAGGTTCTCGAAATCGAACACGGCCTTAAAGTTTTTCGTGATGTCGGTCGGAGTAGACTGACCATCTTCACGATCAATGCGAAAAATGCGACCTGCCCGCGCGTCATACTTGACGATCGGCAGAAAGTTTCCGCCGGCGCCGCCGGCGATATTGAGACCAAGAGCCATTACCGTTTTCCTTCTACAAATGCGTCGATCTGGCTCGACGCTCGCCTTTGCCCACATGGGCAATTCCTCACAGACCCCAGATTTCAAATGCCGCTTGGCGCGCGAGAGGGTCCGAAAAATAGAAACTGTCGATGTCTGGAGCCACCAAGGATGCAAGCTCCGCAGGGTCTGCGCTGATCGACACGAAGCGTTGTATCGTCAGCGCAATCTTCTCCAAGGCCTGAACATGCTCGCGCACGTTCTCAAGCCTGTATGTCGCACTCTTCTTCGGCGTGATGTAACACAGACGCGCGTCTATGTTGTCGCCGAGACATGCCGCATATAGCGCAACCTGTCGCGCATGATTGATCTTGATCTTCGACGGCAGCGCGTGCGTCGTCTTGATGTCGAGCAGGATGCCGTGTTCTTCCCACGCAACGTCATAGAACCCGATCATGGGAACAGCGAGGCCTTCGACGTTCCACTCAATCTTCCCCTGCGTCGATGACGGCACGCCATACGATTTCAATTCGTTTATGCCCTGCATCACCATGTCGGCGATGCTGTCGCGCTCTTTGTCTCTGCGCGGATCTCCGCTCAGTGCGGTGAGCGTGTTGAACGTATCTTTCGCAGCCTTGATGGCGTCATTTGATGGCGCCCCTTGCAGTGCTTTGACAACGCCCTCTTCAACAGCGGTGCCGCGATGAGCAGCAGCGCCCACAGGCATCCTGCGCTTCATCAATCGCTCCATGACGAACATCGCCGGGGAGCCGATGAAGAGATTACATGCAGACGGAGACAGGTGTTCGATGCCGTGACGCTCGAATGGGTTCATTGTGTTGGCCTAGTTCGCTGTGTTCCACCCAACATGGGTGAGTCGTAAAAAGGCGTCAAGGGAAATTTTGTCCAAAATGCAATTTGACTTTTTGGAAGTTTTGTCCAACATCGTCGGCTATGTCTGCAAATCACCTCGACTGGGATCTCGTCGACAGGCTCGCTGAAGAGCTTGCGGTCGAGTATTGGGCGCGCCGCAAATGGCGTCAGCGCAACCACATTCCGCATAAGTGGCGGCTTGAAATCATTCGCGCTTCTCGTGGCCGCATCCGGCCTGAGCATTTCCGCGCGATGGACAAACAAAATGATGGGAGGGCGGCTTGAACGAGCCAAGGTGCATCATGGGCGTGGACCCCGGAAGTTCGGGCGCCATCGCCTTCTACTTTCCTGATCTGCCAAACAAAATTGCAGCGATAGACGTGCCGCTCGTCAACGGCGAGATCGACGCTGCTGCTTTGGCCGACCTTATTCGTGGCTACAATCCCATAATGGCCGTGGTCGAGCAGGTTGGCCCGATGCCGAAACAAGGCGTCAGCTCGACCTTCAAGTTCGGGGTCGCATATGGTCTGGCTCGAGGGACAATCGCGGCTCTTCACATCCCCATGGTCCTCGTGACGCCTGTTCGCTGGAAGAAGCATTTCCGGCTGACGGCTGTGAAGGAACAGGCGCGGGCCCTCGCCGTGCGCCTGTGGCCCGCCAGCGACCATTTTCGGCTGAAGAGACACCATGGCCGCGCAGAGGCCGCCCTGCTCGCTAAATACGGCGCGGAGGCTCTTTGATGGCCTTGAACGAACGACAGAAACAACGTCTGATCGGTGTTGTCGAAAAGTTTAATTCTGACGACGAGGCCGAGCGCGCCTTTGCGGCGAAGCAAGTTGCAGAAGTCGCCAAGGCTCAGAACCTGCCTATAGCAGACCTCATGTTCATCTGTTTTTGTTCAGACAAATTCATCAAGCATCACATGTTCATCAAACCTGTCGCCCAGCCCGTGCGTCAGTTTGTCGATGAATGGGACGACGAGCCTAAGTTTGAAATCATTGATCATCTGTCTTTGATTTCTGAAATGGAGACCTTGCTCGACATTTTTGGCACCCGTTCGCTGACCTCATGGGAGGTTAATTTCTCCTCCGACATACTTTTACGCAACCTGACTTATCTTTCTGAAAAGCAAGAGGCCTGCGTGAGAAAGATCGTCGCAAAGCTTAGGCGTTGCGAAGAAGACGCATTTTGACCCAACGAGCCCAAAATGAGCGCGCAAGTGGAATTTGAACCAGATTTCGCCGATCCTACTGAATGGGCCCGCATGTATCGCGCGGCAGGCCTTCAGGTCGTGCCGGCCATGACGCCCTCGGAGAACCGCCAGCAGTGGAAGCGCCCGGCGCTGCCCAAATGGCGAGCCCTCGAACATGAACTCGCCCCAGACCTGACGTTCGAGCGTTGGTACGGGGAGAACGGCGAACACGCCCGCCGCAACAATATGGGCATGATCACTGGCGCCTGTTCAGGCGGCGCCTTCATGATCGACCTCGACATGCACAAGAACCCCGCCGCAGCCCAATGGTGGCGGGGCATTCTTGCGCTGCACAATATGGGCGGGGAGATCGAGACACCCAGTCAGATAACTGGCGGTGGCGGCAGGCAAATTTTGTTTTTGGCCCCGCCAGGGTGGACGCCTCCGACCTGCAAAACCAGCATCGGCGTCGACATTCGCGGGCAAGGCGGCTTCGCTATGTTGCCGCCCTCCATGCACGAAAGCGGCACGCCCTACCGTTGGGCCGCTGGCCTCGAGCCGTGGGAGACGCCGATCGCTGTGGCGCCCTTGTGGCTCTGCGAAGAAATAGACGCCCTCGCGAAGGAGCATGGCGGCTCGACGTCATCCTCCAGCCCTGTCGAGCGCACACAGACACCAGAGGCCGCAAAGGACGGTTTCGGGCGCATTGTGGACGGGCGTGAGGACTACGCCACCCGCATGATCTGGGCGCGCGTTGTCGATGAATATCGTCAATGCCCAATCAAGCCAGGCCCTACTGAACAAGAAAACTTCATGAAGGATCTCTTCATGAAGTACGACCGCGCCGTCAGGTCGCGCATCGTTGAGCGCGGCACGCCGAACCACATTCTGCTGGAGCGTGAAGGCCGTGGCATCACGATGTTCAGGCAGAAATGGAAGGCTGCGTTTGACCAGTGGGAAGACAAAGTCGCCAAACACGCTGAGGCTCCGCCGCCCAAAAAGGACGGCCCTAAGCCTTCGTCATCATCCGGCGGTCAGGCGTCAGGTCAGGCGGAGGGCGAGCCCAAAGGCGAGCCCGACGCCGAAGACATCACAGCGGAGTTCCGCGAAGATTTCAACGTGTTTGAGGTTCTCGACGTGCCCGGAATTTTAGATTTGCCTGACCCTGCGTGGCTGGTCGAAGGCATCGTCATTGAGAACGCTCTCGGGTTCGTCTTTGGCGCGCCAGGGTGCGGCAAGAGCTTCATCGCTCTGAGCCAAGCCCTCTCTCTCGCGACTGGGCAGCCAGACTGGTGGGGCCGCAAGATCACCCGCAACGGCCCCGTGGTCTACATCTCCTCAGAAGGCGTCGGTGACATGAAGTTTCGCCTTCAAGCTTGGAAGGCTGCGACAGGCGTCAACATTCGCGAGGCGCCCTTCTTCCTGATCCGTCAGTCCATCAACTTCATGCTCGAAAGCGACGTCGACAAGCTCGTGCGGACGGTCCAGTCGATCGTGGACAAGACGGGTGAGTTTCCCGCAGCGGTCTACGTCGACACCGTCTCCCGCGTGCTGCCCGGCGCCGACGAGAACCTCCAGAAAGACATGACCTTGTTCATCGCCGCTTGTGACGCCGTGCGTGAGACGTTCGGAGCCACCGTCACCGGCGTCCATCACACCAGCAGGGCGGGCAATCTGCGCGGCAGCACGGTCTTCGATGGCGCCGGCGACTTCCTTCTCCACATTGAGCGCGAGCAGGGAGAGCCCGTAGGATATTTGACAGCTCACAAGATCAAGGCAGCGCAGGATGGATGGAAGCAGCCATTCGAGCTGGTCGAGCAGCCGATCGGCGACATCAAGGGGACGACCAGCCTGTTCGCCCGGCCCTGCGACGAGCCCGTGAAGGACAAGGCGGCGTGGCCCGACAAGGAGACTTGCCGCCAGATCGTCGCCGCCATCGGCAGCGCGTGGAACGCTGGTAAACCGTGGTCGTCCATGCCGCAGTCGCGCAAGCAGGGCAGGTACGCGGCCGCCATCATTAAGCAGCAGTTCGACATCCTCGAGGCGACGGCTGAACTGATGATCCAGACGTGGCTCCAAAACGACGTCCTGAGCTACGAGATGCGGGACAAGAACACAAAGCTTCAGGGACTGAGAGTTGTCGGAAGCATAGACTGAAAGACCAACTAACCAACCAAAGGAGACCAACATGATTGAGTTTAATCTCGACACGAAGATCGCAGATCTCAGGGACGACCTGAGCTACAGGATCATCACCTGCCTGATCAATGAAAACATAACCGATGTCAGAACGCTGTTGTCGTATACGAAGGCAGAGCTTCTTCGTACCCCGAATTTTGGAATGGTCAGCGCAAAGCAGCTAGTCGATTATCTGCGCCAGCGAGGGTACGCGCTCGGCACGATGGAGAAGCCGAAACCTAAGCCGGAGCCCGATCCAAAGGTCGAGCCCGAGACTGGCGCTGATTTGTGGTGGTTCTGGGCGAACAAACATAAGCCCGCGCCTCAAGCTAAGGTTCTTTTCTGGACCGCGCACGATCAGTGCTTCATCGGCAAGTTCAATCCTGATCTTGGGTGGCTGACGCCGCTCCCGCGAAACACGACGCAGGATTGGGACACCCTAATCAGGGTCACGGCGCATGTTGCGCGCTGGGCCTATCTGCCGCAGCCCAAGGACGGGAACTTCTATTGATGGCCGCCTACTACAACGAAATCGAGCCATTCGCCGCCGAGTGGCTCAAGAACCTCATCAAACAAGGACTGATCGCAGATGGCGAAGTCGATACCCGGTCAATTGTCGATGTTCGACCTGACGAACTTCGAGCCTTCACCCAGTGCCATTTCTTCGCCGGCATCGGAGGATGGTCCCTCGCCCTCCGGCTCGCCGGGTGGCCAGACGACAGGCCGATCTGGACGGGCTCCTGCCCGTGCCAGCCGTTCAGCGTCGCCGGCAAAGGCCTCGGGGCCGACGATCCAAGGCACCTGTGGCCCTACTTCTTTCAGCTCATCAGCGCCGTCCGGCCCTCTGTCGTCATGGGAGAACAGGTTGCGGGAGCGGCTGGCTATGGTTGGCTCGACGGAGTCCGGGCTGATCTGGAAAGAGAAGGTTACGCCAGCAGGGGGGTCGATATTCCGGCTTGCGCCGTCGACGCTCCTCACATCCGGCAGCGGCTCTACTGGGTCGCCAGGGACATGGCCGACGCCGCAGGCGGTGGATGGCCCGAAGGCGTGCAACAGATACAGGCCGGATCGGCAGAACGGGCTGGGGGCGATCGTCTCCATTACCAAGGAGCCCGCAGCGACTTGGGCGACCCCAACCACCAGGGATCACAAGAACACCGGGGATTTAACCAACTACATCAAGGGCAGGAAGGACGGGAAGTCGAGGTTAGACCAGTTGTCGACGCAGGTTTGGACAACCTGGCCGACGCCGGTGACGAACGACGCCAAGAACTCAGATTACTTCGGGTCGAAGGGCAGGCGGTACCTGAAGCTCCAGGGGCAGGCGAAGGCTACATGGCCGACGCCGACGGCGGTCAATCGGGAAAGGGACGAGGAGACGATGGCGAAATGCGCTGCCTTCAGGAAGCGAAACGCCAATCAGAACACGGTTCCGCTCTACCTGCCCGAGGTGGTCAGACATACGGCGGCCACATGGCCGACGCCGACGACGCCGAACGGCGGCAGATCACCGAAGGACGGGGCCATGACAACCACCGGCCAGACGCCGGATGGCAAGAAGCGGCAGGTCGACATCAACTGGATCGCGAAGCAGTCCCTAGCTTCTGGTCAAACGCCATCTGGCTCACAGGCGCCGACGGGAAATCGAGGCGCGCTGAACCCTCAATTCCCTTGTTGGCTCATGGGATACCCGGCCGCGTGGGACGCCTGCGCGCCTACGGAAACGCGATCGTCCCGCCGCTCGCAGCGGAAGTTGTGAGGGCCTTCATGGAGGCCGAAATGGGGGAATTGCCCCTACCCTAATTCCCCCAAAAGACCCCTGCGGAAGTCGCGGAAGTCTTGCGGAGGTCTTGCGGAGGTTGCGGAGGTTGCCTCGTAAGTCATTGAAATCATTATGCGGAGGTATTTGCGGAGGTTGCGGAGGTCATACGCTAAGTCATTGAAAAGGCTTGCGGAGGTTTGCGGAAGTTACCCCCATATACTTCGTATATGTCGGGGCGACCTCCGCCCCGACTACGAAGGAAGGAGTCCAACATGGCTAAGGATAAGACGACAGGGAACAGCGAGTTTTCTATCCCGACCACGGCGCCGGCGACGCCCGGTTGGCACGCGACGGTCGGCACGTTCATCGCAGGCCAGGCGGAAGTTGATGAGGTCGACGCATTGGCGATCGAGCTGGAGGACCGATGGGGCGTGGACCGGCTGCGGCTCCTCGTGTCGACCGAGCTGCGGATCAAGTTCGACCGGCAGCGGTATCTGTTCAACCAAGCGATCTGGCACGGGGAGCTGGGCGACGTGGTGCGGGAGGCGAAGAGGATGGCTGCGGCATGGCGCGCCCTCGACAAGGCAGCCGAGGCTGCTGGAGCCTCCCAGCGGCCAGTGGAGGTGTGGGAGCTGGCCCTTCCCGACAATCGGGTCGTGGCCCTTGTCCGCAGGCCCGAGGACGCCCGCAAGGTGATCGCTGACGGCAGGTTCGTGGACGTGTACACGCTCGACGAGATCGGGAACCTGATCCAAGGCTTCCCTGCATTGGCGAAGATCAAGCAGACATTTCCGGGCGCGACGGTCGAGCGCGTGCGGACGAGGATTGGCGATCCGCTGGATGCTGTCCCCGACAGCAAGATGCCGATCGACGACCCCATTCCGTTTTAGGCCCAAGCGAGGGCAGGCGTCGACGTAGTCGGCGGGAGAGGGGTCCGCAGTGCGGGCCCCTTTTTATTAAAATGCCCTCAGAAGGCCCAGAGAAGGCCGCTGAGGGCAGGGGAATGGTTTTTTGGTATGTCGGGTGCTGCCGAAGGCTAGAAGTCGCCCACGAGGCTCCCAAGAGGCTCTCCGCGCGGGGCCAGCTCCATGGCCCGAATGTGGTCGGCGAGCCAATTCTCAGTCAGGACGCCCTCGTCGACGGCGTGGAGGATGAGGGCGACGGCGCGCGGGATGGGGGCATAGCCGTTCTTCCACATCGACACCGTCCTCAGCGTGACGTCTGCGATGAGGGCGAGGTCGCGATGGCGGATTTCGTGTTCCGACATGATGCGGGCGAGGGTCGCTGTGTCCATTAGTGGTACGCCTCCAGAAGAGCCTTGCGAGCGCCGTCAAGGCTTGCGCGGTGAATGATGGAGCCGTGGACGCTCAGAGCCCTCCAGAGCCGCACGCGCGGCTCCTTGCGTATCCAGCCCACGGTCTTCCCGAAGTAGGTGAGGACGTAGGTTCCGTCCTCCTCTTTCACGAGGTTGATGGGGTTGCTGATCATTTTCGCCTCCTCAAGCAGCCAAACGCAGGGCCGCGACAGCCTCGTCAATCGGCAGGGCGTTCAGAACCACAGCCTTGGGGTGACGGGCCATGATCTTGGGCAGAAGCTCAGGAATGTATTTCTGGTTGATGGTGAAGATTTTTCCTTCATTGATGAAGGCGATCTTCTTGGTCAGCCGCTTGACCTCCTGCGCGAGCATATGTGCGTCGAGCAGATCGCCGATAACGGTCTCCAAGTCTGATGGGATCAGCGTGTCGCAGTACGTCTTGGAGGGCTGTTCACGAGCCCAAGCATCCGCAGCGGCGAACAGCGCCTCGTCGAAGACGTGGTAGTCGTCGGCGCCGCCACAGCCACGGTTGGAGGCGGCGAAGGCCTTTTTCCCGTTCACATAGACGGTCGCGGAGTAGCAGGTCGTCTCTTCAGACAGGGACTGCATGATCTTGACGTTCTTCAGTTCGATTTTCATGTTGGTTCTCCTCACGATCACGAGATGATTTCTTCAGCCTTGTTGCCCATAAAGTGCGAAATGTCGTCGAGGGCGCGCTGCGCCGTGTAGAGGTCTCCCGACGACCACCCGACGATCTCAAGCCCACGACGGCGAGCCTCACGCAAAAACAGCATCGCCTCGTCGTGCGAGCCGAAGACGAAGGTCTCCACGCCCCAAGTCAGATTGGGGCGGGGGAACTTGACGGTGTAGCTGAAGTAGCTCTTCACGATGGGGCGGAAGTCGGCGATGGTCATGTTGGGCTCCTCAGATGACGGTGATCTTGACGTTGGGCTTGACGCGCAGCGTCTCGACAAGGGTGATGCGCGTGACGCTCGCCAACTGCTCAGGCGAGAGCAGCTCCTTGACCGCCTTGGCGTCGAGCGATGAACGCTCCGACAGGGCGACCTCGACGATGGCCTTCTCGCCGACGATGCGCTCGACGCCAGAGGCCTTGATCTCGGCGCGGACCTTCTCAAGCTCCTTGGTCAGCTCTTCAATGTCAGCCTTGAGAAGGGCGTAACGGTCGGCGAGGGGGGAAAGGTTGGACATGTTGGGCTCCGTTTGGTTGGTTGGTTGCACCGCATCGCTGCGATGAATTAAGTTCTACTAGAAAAAAGTTCTCCCTGCAAGAGGAAAATTGCAGGGAGAAAAACTTTTTTACGCTGCTTCACGAACGCCAAGGATAAGCTTGCGGACATCGTCGATGTCGGTGAAGAAGTTCTCAGTGAGAGAGGCGAACACCACGCGGGCGTCAGCCTGACGCTCAGGGTCGGTGATCGTGATCACGCGCTGATTGCGGTCCAGCGTGAAGGGAAGCGCCTTCTCAGACGCCTTGAACTGTTGCACGATCCCCTTGCGGTCCACCTTCGCAACCAAGGCAAAGGTGTAGCTCGTGTGGTAGGTGGTCTTCATGTTCGCCGCCGTCGAGGACGAGCGTTTCTCAATCACGATCACGTCGTTGATGCGGGGCTTTACGGTCTTGGTCATGTTGGTCTCCTTACTGTTTGAAGAGGACGAAGTCTTTGCGGACCACGAAGAAATGCTTCAGGGCGTAGTCGACCGCAGCGGATAGGTCGCGCATGTTTTGATCGTCGAGGATCGGCGTCTCGCCGAACATGTCCTCGTAAGCCGCGCAGAGGTAATGGTTGGCGTCGACGAAGTCGTGCGTCGCATCGTAGGTGTCGTCGTCAGCCTCAGCGTTCAGACGGATGATCTCATTCCATTCAGCCGAGGTTAAGACCTCGCTCAGGGCCAACGCATAGGCGCCAGCGAGGGCTTGGATTTGTTCGGTCGTCAGCGCCTTGGTCATGTTCGGCTCCTCAGTAGTGGTGGCGCGAGGCGGGATTGTTGAAGTCGTCCTGCGCGTCGTAGGGCGTCGCAAGAAGGGTAAGGATGCTCAATTCCGTCTTGCTGTCTTCAACGTGCCAGCGGGAGACGTCCACCGAAGGGGTGCGAGCAAGTTTGCGGGCCATGCGGAAGGCGTCGCGCTTGTTGGCGAACGTCACGATTGCGTCTTCGAGGGTGCCGTCGAAGGCTTCGGGGCGGAGAGCGTAGCGGTTGGTCATGTTGGGCTCCTCAGTTGATGAAATAAGTTCTACCAGAACTTTCTTCTACCTGCAAGCCCCTTCTGAAACTTTTTTGAACTTTTTTTTGTCCCTGCTATTCTGCCTTCGAGGATGGGGACATGATCGAAACAATCGCTGCCGCTCTCTGCGAATACGCCGGGTCGCCCCGGTGCGAGAGCCTGTGCGAGTTCTGCGTCGACCAGGCCTCCTACATCCTCGACGTAATCGAAAAGGAAGCCCAAAATGACCAACACAAACAACCAGTTGCAGTCGATCGTCGAGCGAATTGAAAAGCTCGAGGTCGAAAAGGCCGACATCGCCGATCTGATCAAGGACGTCTACGTCGAGGCGAAGGCTAACGGGTTCGACGCCAAGATCCTTCGCAAGGTCGTCGCCCTCCGCAAAAAGAACGCCGACGAGCGCAAGACCGAGGAAGAGCTGCTCGCCGTCTACATGAACGCGCTGGGCATGCTCGCCGACACGCCGCTCGGGCAAGCCGCGATCGAGAGGGAGTTCCAGTGATGGAAACGACCGCCATCTTCCTCGCTATCCTCGTCCTTGGGTTCGCGATCATCGTCTTCGCGCTGTCGCTCGACATGTGATATGTTCCAGAATGGTCTCGGTCACGCACCCCGAGACCAGCCCCCGGTCGTCGTCTTCGCCGAGTCCCCATCCAGCGCCGCGCGACCGGGGGCACCCCACAGCATAGTTGGAGGCTGCATGACTAAGAAGAAGCCCCCAGAGGAGCTGAAGCCTACTGGTCGGAAAAGCACCTACACCGAGGAGATGGGCGAGCGTATCTGCCGCGAACTCTCCAACGGGCGGACCATCACCGCGATCTGCGCTGAGGACTGGGCGCCCAGCCTTGATGGGGTCTATGGGTGGCTCGCAAAGTTCCCCGCGTTCGCTGAAGCCTACGCGCGCGCGCGCGACGTGCAGCAGGAGGTCTTCGCGTCGCAGATCATCGACATCGCCGCGACGGTCGAAGACCCGGCGAAAGCTCGCAACATGATCGACGCCCGCAAATGGCACGCGGCGAAGGTCGCGCCGAAGAAGTGGGGCGATCGTGTCGAGATCGACGCCAAAGTCGAGCATAACAGCGGGCCGAGCGAGGGCCTGACGATGATGCTCGCCATGCTCGAGAAGGCCGGCGGCGGTGGACGACACTAACCGCCTGGCCGAACTTTGGGCCACGCTGCCGCCGCACGAGCGTCAAATCCTCGAGTGGCAGGCGAAATGGATCAGCAAGCGGCTGCCGCACCAAATCCCGCCCGCCGGCGACTGGACGATCTGGCTCATGCTCGCCGGGCGCGGCGCCGGTAAGACCCGGACGGCCGCCGAGGTGCTAGGAAGCTGGGCGGTCCTCCAGCCCGGCACCCGGTGGCTGGTGTCGGCGCCGACGTATGGCGACCTGCTCGGCGTCTGCTTCGAGGGCGAGAGCGGCCTGCTCAACTCCATCCCTCGAGAGCTGATCGAGACTTTCAACAAGTCAGACGTGGAGCTGAAGCTCAAAAACGGCTCGCTGATCAAGGGCATCACGGCCGAGAAACCGGAGCGTTTTCGTGGCCCGCAGTTCCATGGCGGGTGGCTCGACGAGCTGGCGGCGTGGCAATACGCCGACGAGGCCTTCGACCTGCTGATGTTCGGCATGCGCCTCGGCGAGCAGCCCCGCCTGATCTGCACCACGACACCGAAGCCCAACCAGATCATCCGCAAGCTCCTGGCTCGTGAGGGCAAGGACGTGAAGGTCACGCGGGCGACGACCTACGACAACTTGGCCAATCTGGCTCCGACGTTCCGCGACCAGATCCTGCGCTACGAGGGCACGACGATCGGGCGCCAAGAGATCCACGCCGAGGTGATCAACCCGG